ACTAATTATGTAATAAATCAGAATCTGAACTAAACGATTTAGATAAAAGATTAGAACGTATTGTAGAACACAATCGAAATCACTTGTACAGTAGAAATTGGACAGATGTGTTCTACAATGACGTTTATCCTAAATTACCATAGCTTAAAAAACAAGTGATCGTCGATTCGAACAGTTAGTTTGTCTTTATCACTCCAATTAGGATCAACATAGTTTGCATGATAGTGTGTTGCACCTTCTACAATCCCTGCCCATTTGTTGTGTAACACAATATTACGGGCAATACTACTTGACAGTTCGTAGATAGCTTCTTCTCCTCGACGAACTTCGTCATTGGCGCCATCACAATACCAACTAAACTGACAACGATTCTTAATAGGATAAAACTCGCGATCCTTGTCTGCTAGGTTTTTGTTCTTCTTAGTTTTCCAGCTTTCACGAGTTGGTCCTTCGTGTACAACTTCACATATAGTGTTAGGATGCCGATTACTGTTTACCCGATTAATAACTACTCGTCCAACTGCAATCATACCTAGTTTACTTTGGTTACGAGCCTCCCAGTATATGTTACGAGCCAGACAAAAGATCTGCTCGTCAATTTGACGATTCAAAGTTTCGACACTTCCGTCTGCGTGTTGCTTTGCTGGAAGAAAAATCAGAGGTGTATGTGCTGATGTTTCTTTATAAACTTCGTTGCTATCTTTAATAGCAAGATCAGCCTCTGAGCTGTTATATTCGCCCCAAGCTACGATTACTGCCCAAGCTACAAACAACCCTACTAATACACGTTTAAACATACGTCTCTCCATGACTGTTACAATTAGTTATATATTACTGGAAATCTTGCTGATTGTCAAGAAATTTTTCCAAATCTCCGTACAAACCAAGCATTATACTGTCTTGTTCGTCAAAAACGTACAAAGACAATGGCTTAGGTGCAGTATATGGCTGAGGCCATTTACCTTTGATAAAGTAAGGTCCTGCGAGAATACGCTCTAATTGTAGCAATCTTTTTGGAGTAAGCATTGTGGCAACTTCAAATTTATAATGTGTCATATCAATTTGATTTGCCAGCATCCAGCCGGTAGTGGTTAATCGTAGGCTGTTAGGATTTTGTGGGTTTTCCCATATCTTAGTTTTGAGTTCACGAATAGTATATTCTTTACTCAACCCAATATCAAAGAAAAGTTTGGTAAGCTGATTCTGTGTATATTTTCTAGGGGTAGATGGTTTCACCTTGCTTCAACAATACCACGCTAAATTTGTCAGACTGAAAAAGTATGTTTAATTTCTTAGCTAGGTTAATAGCATGACCTGGATTTGAGAAGCTGACCTTTTTGTATTTTGGTCCAGGATAAGAAACTAATATGTTATGTGTCTTTAGGTTAATAGGCGCATTGTCATAGAATACAGCCCAGATACCTTCACTTTGTAAGACTTGATCTGATTTGTATGTATTCTTATTTACATACTCAATTATAACGTTTGGTTTAGGTCTTGACATATATCCAATCTCTTATCGAACAATAGCACCATAATATGCTACGTTTATTTACCTAAAAATTTAAGGCTTTAATATATAATTTCCGCCATCAAGTTCAACGGCAATAGCCTGATTGTCAAGATACATTTGATGTAGCTCGACATTCAATAGTAGTATTTTAGTTATCTCATTGATAGCACCACTGGCAAGTTTAATATCAATAACGACATCTTTTCTGCCTGATTGTTGTGCAACTCTAATCTGATCTGCTAATCTTTGTAGACTAACAGTTAGTTTTGGAGATGTGGGCAAGCTATTTTCCATGCTTCTAACATTTCATTCTCAGATTTAAATGGTCCCAAATATGGGTAACGTTTGATGGTGATTAATTTAGGACAGAAGTGACTGATCCAAGCATCTGTGTCTAGTTCAACACAGTAGTAGCCTGCACAATACATGCTCTTACTACTAGCAGTCTTGCTATACACAGGAATACGTGTTTGTACATTATAACTTTCGTTATAGGTTTTTCCTTGTACGGGGAAGCCGTACAGTGTTGGTATTTTAGATTTTGAATCGTTACCTGCAAACTTCTTGCCCATCGAAATATTGTAACGAACTTCGATGTCTTTGAGGCTTGGAAAACGTTCACGCCTGCCATCTTTAACGTAGGTGTATCCTCCGCCTTCGATTGCTTGAATATTAGCGATTTTTTCGCCGGCTTCTTCGACGATCCAGAATTTGTTTGAAACTACTGGAGTTGCTGTTTTTTGTGTCATTTTTTATACTCCGCTGATAACAGTTCTGCATATTGTTGTGCCTGATCGCTGATGCGATTAAGTTCATATTTGCCACAGAACTTTAGGAACTTTGTTCCTACTTGTGAGATTTGCTTAGGCACACTTGCTTCTGCAATGGTACTGGCAATCTCCTTCTTGACCTCATCAGGCTGAGCCGTGAGATCAATTAGTGTACGGTTACGTTCATAATCATCTAGTACACGATGTTCTTCTTCATTATGGTCAACCCAACGTTGTAGCATCAAGTTGTTCCAGTTAAAGCCTTTGGTATTGCGATCCGCAAATGCTTCCAGTAAACCTACCTTGTTCTTAGTACCTTTCTTACGTACACCTGGATAAGCACTGAACACGTTGTCACTGCTATCGCCTCGCATGCACTTTTCAAACAGTAACCATTCAGGGTCAGGTACGGCTTTAGGCTCTTTAGTTTTCTTATCAATAACAGGCTTGCCTTTGTCGTTAAACACACCTTCCAGTGTGTAAAGTTCACTAGCAACACCGTTGTATTGGCGTACATTCTTAGCCAACAGTTGATAAAAGTCACTGTCATTGCTAACAATAATATGATCGTCGTTAGGATGACTTTGAATCCAGCCTGCAATCAAATCATCAGCTTCTAAGTTAGGATGACGCAGAACTGTACAGTTGCTACGGTCACGAACAAAACTAGTGAGATCATCGTAGGCTTCCCAAAACAGTTTATCTTCTTCTGCTTCTGCTTCAGTCAGTGCCGCACGAGCAACCGCACGATTCTTCTTGTAGGGCTCATAGTAGTCTTTGCGCCAACTACGTCCTTCTAAACAGAACACAACATGATCTGCTTTTTGATCACGCCATACTTTATTAATACTACTCATTGTAACATGAATAGCAAAGCCTAGTTTAGTCCAAGTATCTGCACCTCTAAATGCACTATGACGGGCACGAAAGAATGTATTAGCAGTGTCTACAATAAGATATCTCATATTTGAAGCCTATAGATTTGTTCAACTATAAGATAATATACTATGTTTATCCGGAGTTGTCAACCTGTTTTTGTAAGAAATTTGCCCAGGCTAAGTGAGCATCAACACCGTAATGATAGCTATGTTCATTTACGGTACTAAACCCTTGGTCTTTTAACCAAAAGTAATAGGCGTATTCTCTGTCATATGGAGCAATGTAAGAACTTCCCCATTGTGGTCTAACCATTTGCTCGGCTGCGAATCTATGAAAATAGGAATAAGTGTTGAAAAATAAATGAGGTATATTTCGATTCTCTAGGTCTTGGTGCCAAGCCCAAATTTTTTCATGCCAATTTAGTTCTAATTCAAGTTCTTTGTCAGCTTGTTCGATGATCCACTGTTTGTATTTATCTCGTAAATCATCTGGTACTATATCAGTTCCGCTAGCATTTACTTGATAATATGTACCTTCGTATAACCATTCTTCACGTTCCCAAGTACTCCAACCAATTAATACCAAATTTGGTTTCGGATTACCTGCTAACCACTCTTCGGTAGTTCTAATAATACGTTGGTTACTCGAAGCACTTTCGCTATTGTTTACTGCCTTCCAATCTAGTAGATCTGCTAGTACATTACCAAAACTTGCAACAACATTCTTTGGATGTGGTTGACGATTTGGCGGGGGAAATTCCCAAGGATCATCTTCTGCAAATGAAAATGGAACTACTGTTTCGGCACCTGCACTGTGACTATCACCGTTAATGTAGAGTACAGGCTTAGCCGACTTCACTACGTCCGTCATCTCTTTTTACTTCATTTGGTCTTGGACGCACCTTCGGATCGGCTTCCCACTGCTCATAGTTTTCCATTAGAACATTTCTGCAAATGTCTTGGAACCAACGGTCAACAATACGGTCTTCAGATTCGTTTCGTTCTTTTTGATAACCGGCTCTAACTAACTGTGACAAGAACTTGTCATTATAGTCGATCTCAAATGAGCCATTGCCTGGATCCTCTGGATCGATTTCAAAGCTGATAACCTTAACCCACGGTTCACCAGCTTCAGTAGCCAGTTCTTTTTCGCTTTTAGTTTTACGTTTAGGAGTAGACTTTTCAGTCTTTTCAGGTTTTCCTTTTTTTGTAAATCTATCAAACAAACCCATTAGATACCACTCTTTCTCATTTTGTCTATACGTTCTTCATCCCATATAGGAGCCTTCATTGCACGTTCATGCTTTTCGTTTTTATATCTAAGTTCCCCAGGCGTTTCCAAAGATGTCGACGTGTAGCCTTGGGGTATAGCGCCAGCCTCGTTCCATTGCAAGTCCTGCGACTCGTTGGGCGTTTTCTTTGTACTCGTCATACCTACCACCCAACGGCATTGTGTACACAGGGCATGCCACGCCAGCATTGCGATATTCGTCAACAGCTCTAGTAACTTCATCAACATCGTCGCTATCAGCAACAACA